GTCGTCTGTCGGCGCGATAAAAAAGTCGGAGCCGTTTTTTTGTGCGCGTTTCTTTTCTTCGCCGTATCTTTGTCCGCGTCGTGAGTTGCATGAGGTGCAGCAGGGTGCGAGGTTTTCTATGTCGTCTGTGCCTCCGCGGTCTACTTCGAGTAGGTGGTCTACGGTTTGTGCGTGTCGGCCGCAGATGTAGCACTGGGGGTTGTCTGCGAGTATTTGTGCTCGGTTGGTTTTGTATTGCTTGGAGTTGTAGTGGCGTTCTGTCATGTCGGGTTACTCCTTAGGTCAAGGGCTTAGGTCTAGGTCAAGGGAACTAACGCCTTCGCTTCGCTCAGTTGTTACCTTATTCCATCACAGGGTTGGGTGGTTTGTGTCCCCCACTATTTGGCGATGTCTCGCTCTGGAAGCCTGTCTAGTTTTGTTCGGTGGATAACCAGTCGCCTTTGCGTTAGGGAACGCTGATCGCTCACAATGCGTGAGCGTCTACCCTCGTTGCCGAGTGTTCCCAGAGCAGGGGTCAGATTCCTGCAAGGGCTGATGCTCATCTCTGTATGAGCTGCTGGATCAAGTTAGGGGGTGTCGGGTCAGTGTTCACTACTGACCCGACGGTCAGATATTAGACGCGGGCTAGGTGTCAGATGTTGGCGAGGTCATACTGGTTCCCAATTTGGATCGTCGTAACCACTGCAACGATCAAAGTACCTACCGTCACCCTCGTAGCCCACGGGTGATTCCTCGGCCCGTGATGCCCATATTGTGTAACGGGCTTGAAACTCTGTTCGGCAGCACATAGGCCCAAGCAAAGTCTCTGAGGTTTCACCATCCTTTTTAAGTATGAGATAGGTGACGCCTTCAAGTCGTTCTATGTTCTTTTTACCTTCCTCGTCTAAGGGCGTAACTAAGACGTGCCATAGGCCGTGATGTCGAGTGAACTTACAATTTACTTGCACTGCGTTCTCCTGATAGTCGGGTTGCTATTTTCTCTAAGTCTTTAGGCCGCCAGACGTACACTTCTTCGCCTGAGTCCTCGAGTGCGTGTATCCATTCCCACTGGTTTTCGCTGACAATCCCCTTATTGGTTTTGAGCTCGCAGAACAAAGTGCCGCGGTATGGGTGGCTCATGACTAGGTCGGGGAAGCCTTGGTTGCCTGTGTTGGGTGTGATCCATTTGCCCGGTCGGATCTGTGCGGGCTGTGTGTGCATCACTTTCCAACCATGCAATTTAGCCAATGAAATCACGGCTTTTTGAAACTCTGCTTCAGACGGGTCAGCCACCGTTCATCAGCCTGTCAATGATTTCGGATGCTTCACGCTTAGTTGATGGTGCGTCGCCTTCCCAGTTCTTGGAGCGTAGGAGTGCGAGTTGTTTCGGGGTTGGTGGTTCGCTGGACGACCCAAGTGAGTGGGTTCGTGCGGGAGCTGCGTTAGTGGTCGTTTGTGGTTGTTCGCCTTGACGGTACACCTTGACCATTTCCTCCAGTGACGCACGCTTCTTAGAGCCTTGAAACTGGTAGTTCGCTAAGGCCCGACCGATAGCACTGGTCTCACAGTTTTCTAGTGCCGATGTTTTGTTGACCATGCTTGACCCGCGGATCTCTTCAGCGAAGCCCGTAGTGGTTGGTACTAGGTCGCCTATGTCGGCGTACAGTTCGGCACACATCACGATTCGAGTGCCGTCGTCCACCACAATTTCGGTGATGATCCGTCCGCGTGGGCAGTCTTTCCAGAACAGTGGTAGGCGTTCTGCTACTTCTGCGTAGTCGGCTGGGTTAAAACTCATAACTTTTCTTTTTTCTTTTTAAGTTCCCACATACGAAAGAACTCATCAATGTCCATCATTGTTTGACCAAAACCCGACACCCAAGCAGATTCAGGACCGTAACGAAAAACTTGAAATTCTTTAGGAACTTTTGAACATTTTATTTTGAACGCATAATCTATTAAGTAATCGTTAATGCTCATGATTCCATGTCCTTTAAGTGTCGGGCCTGTGCAGGCGTTTGGTTCTGGTCGGCCCTAATTGCTTTCGCAACTGCGACCACCCGAGTCATTTCTTCTAACGTCATCCCATGAAACTTCAGTTCTTCCGAACAGTCAAAACAGATACCGCGCAACTCTGTCCGTAAACGGACATCCAAAGTAGTAAACGGTAAATGGCACGCGGAGCAGTTCACTTGAACCCGCCTAAGCGCATAGCAACGATTACATCTTGAGTGCTTTTAGTCAGATTCGACAAGTAGATACTGTTCTCCTCAGCAACATAAGCCAACTCAAACAACGCTTTCCTCAGCATCGTTACATCATCTCTGAGGCGTTCAATCTGCCATGTCGCAGACTTCATCGCAATCTCAGCCTTAGTAATAACTGCGGTCATCGCCGCCAGTTCCTCATTCATAAACCCACCCGGTGCTTCTAGTCACAATTTTGCACATCAAATAATCTTCAAGAGTGAATCCTAAAGATTCGGCGTTTCTTGCAATTCCAATTGCAATTGCTTGTCTTATCTTTGCATCGCCATATTCTTGAGCGTTTACCAATTGTTTTTCTATTTCTAAAAAACGGGAATAATTTAAAAACTTTGGATCTTCATTCAAAGCATCAATAGTAATTCTTCTATTGCTCATGTCGGGTCCTTTATCTGTCGGTACTTTCCGTCACTATACACAAGGGGTGTGGCGTGGCGGTCGTTGTAATTCTTAGAGCGGATCTTACGCCGATCATTCTCAGTAGTGCCCGCCCATATTCCACGCTCATCAGGATGAGAAAGCGCGTAGGCAAGACAGTCCACCCGTACCGGGCAAGCTTCACAGAACGGTTTGATGACGTTCATGTTCCGCGACGATTCCATGCCACTGGACGGAAAGAACAAGTCGAGGGGTAGTTCGTGGCAAGCTGCTGATTGTTGCCAGTCGGGACGATAGATGTTCAGCACAATGACCACGGTTGCCAACCGCACTGACCTTTAGTTTCGCGCTCGGAGTACAGGATGTACGCGTAACGCAGATTCAGGGTCGGGTCGGACATGGATTCTTCCATCGGGCCCGTGAACAGTTGCTCAACATAGGCGCGATGTATTTGATTGATCTGTGCGACACCGTGGTCATGCCCGTTAAACATCGGATGGGTGTAAGACACATTTTGGCATCGCGTTTCTTTCCAGAGCAGGCGACCCAACTTCTGCAGTGTCTCAGGATTGTTGGGCCAGCCAACCGATATCGCTGTCGGGAACCATTCTTGACATTTGGTGTCTACGGGGACAGGCGCAACGGTCGTTACTGGTTGAGTGGTCGTCGTGCTTGTGGAAGTCGTCGTCGTGGATAACTCTTTAGCGCGGTCCTGCAGTTGTTCGGGTGTCAACATCCCAAGCGTGACCGTGACGGGCGTAGAGACGATTCTAGGGGTGTCTGACGAGCCCTGAACGCCAGTAAACGCCCACAAAGCGCAAGCCCCATAAGTTAGAAAAGATAGAAGTAGGAATCGTTTAAGGTTCATTAGTAGTCCTCTGATAAGTCCGCAACGGATTTGCGGGTACTGAAAAAACCGTCCAGTAACGGATTGTTGAGCATGATCTCGCGGGCCATGAAAGCCCGATAATTGTTATTGAACTTGAACTCACTAGACGGATCGTTAGTGAGCGCATAGTCATAGCGGAGCACTTCCACAAGGGCCGCGATGCCGTAATGCCAATGGCCACGGTTCCGCAAGTCGACGCACATTCGAGTCAACTTAGGTAATACCCACGGGTTCGCTTCTTTGAACGCTTCATACTTGAGCAGTTCAGCCGGGACAATTTCGTCAAATAGTGACAATTGCATGTTTCCTCCTGAGTCGGGTTTCCGAGGTCGGGAGTAGGTTTACCGACTTACTGGTCGGATGTCAAGTCACTAGGCGACAAGGTTGGGGAAAACCTTAATTATGTCTAGGACTGCTGGGTTCCAAGTGTCGCCCGTAACGTACTGGAGATGCCACGGCTCGAAGTTGGGGTTCTTGGGGTCTGAGACTGCCCAAGTGAACCCGTATTTGAGGGCTTCACAAGTAGCGAAACTGTCACCCAAAAGCCATTTACAAATTGGGGAACTAATTGAACAGTTCGCTACGTCTATAGCCAATCCCCACCCGTGATCCGAGTTGCCCGGGGTAGCACACGGACTCATGCCGGGCTTCAAATAGTATTTCTTGCCTTGCCAAATGCGAATCACTTTAGGTTTGCGTCCCATGTCCGTAGTTGAATATCTAGCGTTAAACAACGCGAGCTGCTGGGCATAGTTACGGTATGCGCCGACCTGATTAAGAGTTAACGCATTGAAGTAAGCGGCGAGTTGTAAACAGTTCCATGCGGTCGCGGCGTGTTTCTCTAGTTGCCCTGACGGCTTTTGAATAGTCCGCAAAACTGCCGAAACCACATAACCGTTCTTTTGACCTTTGAGGTCAGTCGGCATGATGATCGGCAGTACCGGGTAGGTGGTCACTAGAAATCGCCTTCAGGTTGCAACAGTCGAATGGTGACTGTCCCTGTCGTGGTGACCGCCCATAGCCCGTTTTGGGGTGGCAAGATCATCATTGAAATAACGTCTTTTTTGGTTACGAGTCCAGTGGTGGTAGTTACTGCCGATCCGCCTATGTGGACATCGTTACCGACTGGTTCCAAGTAGATGGTGCGGGTCGCGTTGGCGGTTTCACCAATTATTAGGGTCGGGCTTGTTGTCACGGTAATAGTTGACGCAATCATTTGGGGTCCTTCTTTCGGATGATTGGTTCTACTGTTTTGTTTGTAAGAGCTGCCATTCCGTTACCGACCGAGTAGCCAATAATCATCGTGATGATTGGGACACCTTCGGATGTTTGGAGTTTGCCGATTGACAAAAGCACAGTGATACACACAAGTCCGACCAGAGCGATAAGGGCTTTACTCGGATTGAAAGTCATGACGGCCCGATGTCTTCAACAAGGATGAAAGCGGGATAAGTCGCGGCGCGTTGCAAGGTTGGCGCACCAGTAGTCACGTTCGCGGATGCAGTACCGACGACCGTTTTGGTTGCCGAACTAGCGTAGGTGACCACATCAACTACGCACACGTTGCCTGTCATCATGAGAGCTGCAGACGTTTGGAGTCGCCCATAGTTCATAGTTGCGCCTGCAGCGTTTGTGTCTTTGATTGACAGGTTGACATAGCCTGATACCGCTGACGGCGTTTGGACTTGTGGCTCGTAGTAGGTGATTCGGTAGTAACGGTTGGCGACCGCTGACCATGTGACAGTCATACCAGTGGCGATGACATCGCTGGTTGTCAGTGTGTAGTTCGCTGTTGATTCGGCGTAAGCCATGACACCACGGGGGAACTGGTTGCATTCTGTGGCGGTTAAAACTTGACCTGCAGTGAAGTTGTCGTTAGGTGAAATCGCCATGGCTTAGGGCCTTTCAGGAAATGTGACGGTTGGGGCTGGTGTCCATGTTGCTGGGAAGTCACGCAAGGCTTGGCGGTAGGTCGCCCACACGGTTTTGTCGGTTGGTGTGTCTGGGATCATCGCCCAGTCGGATTCGACTAAGAGTCGGTCACGGTTTAGGCGCATACGCTCTACCAGCCATTCGTCGGGCGCTTCGGTTTCGTGGGGTGCTAATAGGTTCATCATGCCGCCTTATAGAAAACATTCCAGTTAATAGTGTCGTTAACTGCCCAAGTGAACGGAATCGTAGAAACAACCGCCGCTGCTGTGAGGTAAGTACCTGCTGAGTTTTGTTGCTGTAAGTAGACAGTGCTTGCACTACCAACACAGTTAACTACACCGGGATACATCGCTACCGCTGAAACATCATAAAACAGGGCTGAACCGATGACATTGCCAAACGATGTTTGCGTTGAGTCAATGTTGATCGGTACTGATAGGGACTGTCCACCACCCAAAACCACTGAAGTGGAACCAAAAGTTACTTTTCCAAAATAGTGGACATAGTTGTTAACTCGGCAG